AGATCTGCGCATGTCTCGTGGGCTCGGAGATGTGTATAAGAGACAGGCTCTGGCGCACGTATTCGAAAAGCGACTCCTGAATCAGGTCCGGGAACGAACGGATTTGTCCGTAGATGTCCGGTTTTGCTTTGTAGACGCGCGCCGTATTCGTCTGGCCGGTCAGGCTATTGTTTGGCGAGTCAATCGTGTTGCCGCCTGTATTGGCGATCGCCGGCTTTGGCGCAAGGAAAGAGAATACCGCGCCGACAACTTTGAAGATCGGGCTGAGAATGTCGCCAATGATGCCCTTCGGCTGGTCGAATATCTGGACGGTGTCCAGTTCGCATAGCTCAAACGCCAGCTCATCATCTTCGCCCAACTTTACGCCGTTGCGGACGATCAGCAGATCGCGGTGAAAGTTACCATCATTGGCCGCCAGCCAGTCATAAAAAAGGGTGCCGTTTGGCACCCTGCAACGCAGCTTAGGCGTTCCTGGAAAATTCGATATCTCAACCAGCGCCATATTCGAAAAACTCCACTTTGGTGAATGCCCGCTGAATGACCAGCAACGAGTCCATGCGTACGCTTCCGTTCTCGCCGCGCGAGTGCAGCGCCTGCCGGTTCAGTACCAGGCCAACATGCGCCGGTTGCGCGCCGCGGTACCCGACGAATATCCCGCCCTCGACCGGCTTATCCACCGGGTGCCAGAAAACGACATCACTTTGATAGCAGGTGAAGAAGTCCTCACCGGCTTCGTAGTCCGGCGTCTGGTGCAGTTCAATGCCGAGAACGTGCCGGTAATACAGCACGCACAAGCCCCAGCAGTCGACCCTATCGAACGAGCAGGCCCGGTTAGCCCACGGCACGCCGATCACCTTCCGAGCAAAATCAGAGGTACTGCAGGCCGGTATATTCCGTTGGGTCATAGAGCCTTCCGATGTTGTTGTTCAGCGGGTTGGTGACGGACAGAGTGACCGACGCGGAGTCAGCATCGATGTCCACTGTCTTGACGTATAACTGCCAGGACTTAATCGGCACAGACACGTCCCCGCTATCGAAGATCTGCCTTGTGGCCGTGATGGCCGTCAGCCGGGCCGCGCCCTTCCACTGCTTCATCAGCGCTTTGATGTCCGACGAAAGCCGCCCTAACTTCACCGTCGCGTCGATCACCGGCGTGCCGCTCTGCTGGCTCTCTTCGATTTCAAAGCGCGCTGGCATATACGTCTGGCCGCCGAGCGTCTTCGGAAAGAACTGCTTGTCGACCAGGCGGACGTAGCCAAAGGATGGATGGTAGAACGTGATGGTGTCGTACAGCCCGCGCGTCGGCCGCTGCTGCTTATACTCCCTGAAGCTCGGCATTACGGCACCCTCGGTAGTGATTCAGGATCGCGTCCGTCCGGATAGCCAGTGACAACGATATCCAGCCAGGAATCCCACGGCGGCGGCAGTTCAACAATGATGTCGTCAAATTCGTCGTCGGCATTGTAGAGGTGGTTCGCAATAACGGTTCCCGTCCAGGTCACCACCCCGCCGTCGATACTGGTTTGCACCGGCATCTGCGTGAAATGAAGCTCCTGCAGCTGGAGGCCACTGCCGCCCAGGTTGATATTCATCCGGAACCAGTTCAGGCCCCGGTTGAGATAGTTCGGGCTGCGCAGCCACTGCTGGAAAGCGCGCTCCTGCGCCAGGGTGAATATCCACGTCAGCGACCAGGTCACTTTCAGGTCGTCGGTTTGATTCTCGAAGATGGCCGGGCCGACCGCTGGCTGATCGGCCTGGAACCCGGTATCGAGAGTCATGTTTTTGCTGGCCTTCTGCGCCAGCGGCAGCCAGTCGGGATAGTCTATAATTGGCATCAGCCCTGCCCCCTTGGCTTGCGTTTGACATTGAAGTTGCTGGTTATACCGCTGCTAATCGGCCCGCCATTATTCAGGTCAGCGACGATGACATCGACGGTCACGCCCCCATTGGCATCCGTGCCAGCTTGCGCATCGACCGAGGATGACGTGTAGTTCTGGATGTTGATTACCACCCCGCCACCACCTCCTGAAGCCATGTCCTTATTGCTGATCACTCGACCGTTGTCGCCCGGTATCATGTACTGCTTTCCGGTGCTGGCCTGGTAAATCTCAGGCATCCCGCCTTCGCCGACCTGGTACATTCCGCCAGCCGAAACGGGCCCGCCGTTCTTTCGCTTGCCAGACAGCGCCAGGATGCCAGCCATAGCTCCGATGCCGATCGCCACCGCACCACCGAATGAGGCGATGGATGACATAATGGCTGCCGGAGTCCAGGCCGCTGTCGTAGCCGCCGCCGCCGCGGTAGACGTCGCCGTGGTAGTGGCAATGCCTGCCGCCTGAGCAGTGGTCGATGCTGCAACTGCAGCAGTGGTGGCCGTCTGCCCCATGATGGCTGACTTCACCCACTCAACGCCCATCTGAACGAAGGTGTTGATGAGGCTGTTCAGTACGGTATTCCCGATCGAGCGCAGGGCATCAGACGCTGACATGCTCCCGGTAATGATGCCGGTTAAGGCGTTGGACGCATTACCGGCCAGTGCATCGAAGGACGCCGCCAGTGCTTCATTACCTGCGCTCTGATTGCGGAAGATCTCCCATTGGGCAGCGATGCGAGCCTGCTCATACTCCTTGTCAGCTGTAGCGCGCAGCATGAGCGCATTCTGGTGAGTGATAAGCCCCTGCTGTTCGAATGCCTGAATGAGCGCTAGCTTGCGAGCGTTCTCGTTAGCAAGTTGCTGAACAGGGTCAACTCCACCGACTGCATCCTGCTGTGGCGTCACAGCCTGCTGGGCGCGGATTTTGGCGAGGTTTGCCTGGTGAGTTGCCTCCAGTCGCTCGGAAGTCTGATTGAACTGCTCCTGACTGATTTTCTTCGCAGCCAGAGCGGTGTTCAGATCCTCTACATCCTGCTTGTAACTGGCATTCTCACGCGCCTCAGGGAGAAGCTTCTCAGCTGCCGCTTGCGCTTTAATGGCGTTAGCAGTGTCCCATTTTGTTGCGGCGTACTGCCCAGCCAGCGCGATCTGCTCCTTCGTTGCGCCTTTACCAAGTGACTGCTGAGCATTCAGGATCGCTTGTTCCCGGCTCAGCTTGCTTGTTGAGTCGGCAGCGAGCTCTGATTGCTGTTTCAGGTTCGCCAGTTTCTGAGCAATAGAATCAGCCTGGGAAGCACCTTTCTTCTGCTCGGACTGAAGTGTCTTCTGCGCCTGCGTATTTTTGTACGTAGCGGCAGCGTCATTTTCCATTTGTTTGGCGTGCGGATCATCTTTTGCAAACCCCGCATCTTCAGCGGCATATTGCGCCTGAAGTCGGGCGCGAGCCTCACCCTGCAGTTTTGACAGCGCAAGGTTACGCTCTGACTGCTTGATAAGGTTCTTCTGCCCGGCGGTAAGGTTATCCGTTTCCTGCTTCAGAGCAGCAACATTACCTTTAGCAATGACGGCTTCACGTGATAACTCAACCAGTTTCCCAACAAATGCCGTGAGCGCAGTCTGCCCTTTCTCGGTTGAGCTCTGAGTGTTCTGCAGTTCAGTAGCAAGTCGCTGCAGGGCTTCCGGTGTTGGGTTTTTGGCAATATCGGAAAGTTGCTTGCTGAACTCGAAGGCTTTCTGCTCTGATATCCCGAACTTGTCGGCAACGGCTCCGACGGTGTTGCCAATGCTGTTTGCGGTCGCCTGGAATGCCTGCCCGGCACCGTATGCCTGCTTCATCGCCTCGGAATAGTTATCCGTGGTGATTTCAAGAGTAGCCAGACGATCGTTAAAGCCATCGACTGACGCATAACCACCGGAAAATGCAGAAAGTGCCTTATCGCCGAAGGAAAGTAACGAGCTCGAAGCATCGCTAATCGCCTTCGGTATCTTGTTGATAGCCTCGTTGTATTCCAGCAGTGCCTGGTTACGCATCAGCGTTGCTACTTCGGTATTCGTTTTCGCGAGCAATGCGTATTTATCAGACAGAGCGGCCACGCCATTTTGGGAAATGGTAATGACCTTGTCCATCGCCTCGGCTGCGTCTTTCAGCGCATCCATGGCGTTCTTGCCGCCATTCAGAGAAGTGATGAGCACACCGGCCAGGACAGAACTCAGTGCGATAACAGAACCAATTACCGCACCACCCGGCCCGAATGCACCGGCAAGTTGAGAGCCCTGCTGTGCAAACGCTACCAGCGCGGACTGGCCGCCCTGAACCTGAATGATAAAGTCCTGAACCTGGTACCCAGCCTGTTGCATGCTGTTTTTCCAGGCTCCAGTTCCTTTCGCTCCGGTTTCCACGCCTGTTTTCATGTCATACAGTCGGCCGGTCAATTCGCCGATCTTCTGCTTCTCTTCATCGGTCGCTTTTGACCCGGCGCGCAACTGGGCAGCCAGAACGGCAGCACTGCGAGCGCCATTCTCCTGTGCTTCGTCCAGCACAGCGAGTTGGTTACCCAGCGCCTCGATGATGGATTCAGCGCGATTGAACTCACTGTTGGCGCCACCGGTCCCGCTGCGGGCCTCTTCCATTGCGCGGGCGATCCCGCTCACATTGGTGTTAAGCTTGCGCAGTTGGTTATCCATCGAGTTGGCATAACCAGCCAGTTCAGTAAACGCGGATCCGGTTTGAGACGTGCTTTGATCGAGGTTATCCATTCCCTTGCCGGACTGCTGAGCTGCCGCATCCAATTTATCCAGAGCATCAATGGCCTGCTTCCCGCCCTGCAGCAGCGGCTCAACGTCAGCGCTGATTTCATAAACGATGCTACCGGCGTTCTTCTCACCAGCCATGTCATTCTCCAAATAGTACTGACGATGGTATTTCGCTGAATCTTAAGGCTCATCACAATAGAAAAGTAATGAACGTGCTGAAATGATTGCTGTTTTTAAAACAATGGAGGATTTATGCCGTTACCAATGAATATTAGTGATATAGCCAGAACTGGAGTTCATATAGAAATTACTGCCGATTGTGCAATTCCAATGAATATTTCTGACTTAATAAGAACCGTAGCTAATGCCGGTGGTCACATTAAAATCGACGTTAGGGGCCGAGTACCAATGAACGTCAGTGATTTAGCCCGGATTGGTAGAGAGCATTTGACGTTGGTTTTCTAAAATAGAGCCCAATTTATTGGGCTTTCTTTCTACGTGCAGCCTGTTTAGCCAGGTATTCGTCGGCGATGCTGTCATACTCATCGCGAGTGAAACCTTTCTGATCGGGGTATTTCGCCGCCAGCAGCATCTGAAATTCGGTCATCGTTAACTGAGAGGCTTCGGCGCGGTTCATTCCAAAGTGACTACGTGCTGCGCTGATGTAGTCGAAGGCTTTGAACTCCGTAGTGCGCTCGCCAGTCTCGTGGCGCTGCAACTGGCGAACCTTTGCCTTTCCGACGATGCCGTGCTGCATGAGGTGCTGCGCCAGTACGATAATGTCGTTCTTAGGCATCTGGCCCGGGCGGTAGACGACACAATGCCGCCATCCTTTCCATTCGCCGATCATTGGCGTCAGGTCGTCCTCACAGCACGCCTGTAGCACAAGCATGCACGTCGATAACAGCTTCTCGGCTGCACGGTTGAATGAAGGTGATAGCCATTCAGGAAAGCGCCCCAGCATGCCAGCGCACACCTCAACCAGCTGTGCGACGTCTTTGCCGTGGATGGTGGCATACGCCTGCACAATCTCCTCTGGAGCGCCGATCCTCGTCATAGCCTCGAATGAGGGCCTGAGCAGGTAGTCTTTACCGCCTGCGCGGCTGTCGCTGATAGAGAGTTCGCCAATATCGGTTAAAGCGGTCATATGCCTTCCAGTAAACGGTCATTATCAAGGGCAGCACGCCGCCCTTTGGAATGTCCGTTAGGTAACGGTAACCGTATGCACGGCCACAAAGTTGCCGTCTTCGGTATTGATGATGATCTGCGCGCTGCCGGTGGCGACGCGGTTCACCGTGACGGTGGTACCGGATGCTGTGGCAGTGGCTTTGGCTGGATCAGTTGATGCAACGGTGAAGCCTGTGTTTGTTGCGCCGGTTGGTGCGATATTCACCGTGAAGGTGCTGGTACCACCCGCCGCGCCAGTGCTGGTTGCCGGTGTTACCGTCACGCCAGTCACCGCTACCGCAGTGATTTCGTTCACTTCGATGGTGCTAGCGTCGCCGACTTTGAACTCAGTGGAGAACGTGACGATATCGTTCGTGCCACCGTCAGAGCTCAGCGCCGTGATATTCATGTAGCCGATGAATTCGACCGGGCCGTAGTCCATGCGCACCCAGATACCGGGCTGGCGCTTGGCCTTCAGTTCATCAGCAAAATACTTGATGAACTTACCGACACCGTACTGATCCAGCTTGTCCTTCTTGCGCACTTCGCCTTCAAAGCTCAGGGTGAAGTCACTGTTGGTGATGATGGTCTCGACATAGCCGCCGCCGTCATCTGCATCAGAGGTAACCGAGTTCGGGTTGAAGTCGAAGCCCTTCGACGTACCAGCCGCCAGCGCCATCCACTCAGATTCAAGTGGCTTGACGTCAGGGCAGCCATCGGCGACTTCCAGCACGACCGCACCGCCGAACAGGCGCTCGTTCGAGTTCTGGCAATTAGCCATGTGAAACTCCTCTTTGACGTATAAAAGAAAACCCGCCGGAGCGGGTTATTTGGTTGGGATGGCTATTCGCCGTAAGTGCAGGCGAACTGGAGTCGGAAGACTATTCGCCCTTCTTCTGTGAGCACCGGCGCGGGAATTGCGCCCATGTTCTGGATGTAGCCGACGCATTCGTCAGCCATTGGGTTAGCCTGGACATAATCGACGATACGCTGCACTGCATTGAGCGCGTCTCTGCGCTTATCTTTCGCGCCGACAACGTCGACCAAGACGTGGTACTCAGAGCCAAGATCAGTGCGGATATTCGAACCACCGTTTGGCCTGAACACCATGATCGCCTTCGACTGGTCGCCCGGGTCGTCGTACATCAACTGCTGCACCGTGAAGCCGGTCGTTAGCCCGGCGTCGCCGAACATGTTGCGCACCCGCTCGTGCATCATGGGTGTCATAGCGAAAGCTCCTTGCGCATCACCGCGTCAACGTTATCGCGCTCGTCATTTGCGCCTTTGGTCAGGAATTGCGGCTCACCATGCGGATCCCAGTAGTTGCCCTTTCCTGTCCCGCCACCGAATTCTTTCGGTTTCTGCGGGCCGAACTCAGACCGGTTACTGGTCACACCAAAATGCGCGCGCGGCTGGCCTTTCAGCTTGCCTGACGCCTCGTGCACGTACGCGGCATAGTTGGCTGAGTAACCGATGCGCCCGGTGATGAGCACCCCGCCAGCGTCGATTTCACGGAACTGGCTGTTAACCAAGGTAGAGGTGTCGATCGGGGTGTAATATGCCGCCCGGGTACCGATAAGCATCATCGCTGACTGCAACGCGCGAATTACCTTACGGCCCTTAACGTCGTTGATGACATCGTTCAGGTGCTTCTTCGCCTGGCTGATGCCCTTCACTTTTATGCCCATGGCTACACTCCCGTCAGGATGGCGTAATCATCCGCCAGGCGCTCGAACGTGTCGGCATAGCGAATAACTTGCCTCACCTCGTCGGCACCGGCCACAACCGGGTCTTCTTCAGTCGATACACCAATCAGCAGGTAATCCCCCGCGGCCGCCAGCGCGAACTCCGTCCAGACGGTATTTTTCACGACGATTTCAGCGCCCAGGCTGGCTAACTTCTTGCTGAGCCCGCCCTCGTAATCACAGAGGATTTGCTCAGGTTCGGCATAACCCAGCGGATCGCCGTATTCGTCATTGCCTTCCAGCTTTCGCCAGATTGTCGCCGTGGCGGTGTAAGACCAGTTGGCCACGCTGCTCATAGAGTGAATACCTCCACCTTCTCAACGATTCTGAAATCATCAAGAGGCCGCATCGAGCCTGATTGACTGGCGAGGCGCTTAGCATCAGCCTGCTCCAGAAAGTCAGCTTTGGCTTTCTCGTAAGTTTCAGCATGGCGGCCAATAAACTTAACTCCGGAGTCGTTCATCCAGATGAACAGCGACCAGTTGTCTTCGCACTTAAAGGCATGCGCATCGTATCGTTCAGCCATCTTTCCACCTCAACACCTTCGCGCCAGTAGCCCGTATGCGCGGGCAGTTTATATGCCACTCGCCGTCCGATTTCACGTAGGCGGTAGTCTCCCGCCGGGTGTCGGTTTCAACCCATACGCGAGTGAGCGGCTTCGGCTTGCCTTCCGTCACTGATTTATACGTCATCACTTATCCCCGCACATGCAGCCGCCCTTACCGATCCAGATACCAGCGAATGCCGGGGTGGCGGTAGGGTCGGCAGGAATAAGGGAGGTTGCACAACCGTACTTATCCAGCCCCCGCAACAGGTTCACTGATGCTTTCCAGCGGTCGGTGAACGACTGGTACCGGAAAGAGCGGGACGCCCCGCTTGGAGCCGTCTGGCTGGAGATGTATTTGTCCCCCTGCCCGAGCCCCATAAGCGCCAGCAGATAGAGCTGAATCAACAGCGAGGTCGATGCCGGATAATGCGCATCGAGACACTCCTGAATGCTGTTGGCCTGGTCGACGAGAGCCTGAAGAACAAAATCGGGAATGGTAATTCCCTGGCTCTCCAGATACTCCTTCGCCTGTTCGAGAGTTACCATTATCGACTCCGTGAAATACCCCGCCGGAGCGGGGCATAAAAAAACCGCCTTAGCGGCGGCTGTTATTCAGCAGGGAAAAGCTTTTCGAGCTCACCGTCAGGCAACAGCTCACTGAGCTTTTCTTCGCCCAGATTGCCTTTGAACTCGATGCCCAGCTCAGTCAAACGAGCCTGGATAGCCTCTTTGCGTGATTTCTCACCGGTACCGGCATCAGGTGTTGCAGGTTTCAGCTCGCCACCAGCCTCGCCTTTCATCAGCCGGACGTTAGACTTCAGCGCCGGGTGAAGCTCTTTCAACTCCACCACGTCGCCAATCTTCACGCCGAACCATGGGCGCACAACTTCGTATTTAGCCATGCTGTTTCCTTACGCCAGGTTAGCGCCGTAGACAACGCCAGACAGGCCCTGATCGTCTGCGGTTATTTGCAGACCTTCAGCAGACATAATCTGGAAGTTGTAGTTAACGTTAGGCAGTGGGCGCGGCAGCGGAACAACGCCGACAGCCATACCAACCAGTGGGGAGATCACGTCACGACGACGAACGTACGCGATAAACTCGTTACCACTCAGTGCGAAGCTCATGCGGATTTCTTTCACCGGCGCGAAAGGCAGAACAGCCTGCAACACAGTGCCGCTTACGACGCCATTCACCACGTACGGCTGCGCCAGGTTTGCCCAGATTTCCGGGGAAACCCACATCACATCGTAGGCGGCGACTTTGTTCGTGCGTGCGGTGGTGCCGAATGCGCCTTTACCGAAGAATGCAAAGATCGCGGTCATGTCAGCGGTTGTCAGGTCGATGTTCGCACCACCAGCACCAGAACCGAGGTTAATCTTCTTGGTGTTGCGGTGGTTCTTGATGCCCTGCGCCGGGTAGGACTGAACCTGAATTTTTGAATCGCCGTTCAGGTAGTAGTTAACGCGCTTCTGGTTGAACTTGCGCATCTTCGCCATCTGCGAGTCCAGCACCAAGTCAATGCCAACAGAGTTCAGACCAGCAGCATGACGCCAGTTAACACCGTAACCAGCAGTGAACACCGGAATCGGGTCACCGTCGCTCGCGTAGTCGGTGTGATCGAAGGAGAACGGCGCCTGACCATCGATGCTTACTGACACGTCGTCAGCGATGTCGCCAACGACGTTATACAGCTTGGCGGTTTTACCGACCGGCAGCACGGTCTGAACGCCGATCAGGTCGTTCACGATTTCCATGCCAACTTCCTGATCGCGCAGTTGCAGCACCTGATTGTCAATCTCAGCCCAGAAGTCACGGGAGAAACCGCCAACGGCGTTACATGCCAGCATGTCAGGCGTCATGATTGCGCGGTTAGCCGCGATGATGGAATCGTTCTGAAGGTTCCACATGTTGCGGTTTGCCCACAGTTCGCTCCAGTGCCCGCCGAGGCGGGAGTTAGTCGCCAGCGTCTCTTTAGAGAAGTACATATGTGTTTGTCCTTTTGTTACGCGCCAGCTGCGGCGACAGTGCCAACGCGCATACGCACGCGAATGAAGTCAGTGGTGCTGGCCGCGATGGTGTATTCATCCTGGCTGTAGCCGATCACTGAATCAGTATCATCGGTTGCCAGGGTAAACTGACCGGCAGTACCCAGCTTGATCGGACTGTCTTTCTTATACGCACCAGGCAGGCAGCGCAGCGCCAGCTCACGACCTTCTTCGACGTAGTTGCCGACAGCAGAATCACCGGCAGGGATTGATTCAGTGATGGTCAGGCCCTGGTGGTAACCAACATCGATGATGTACAGGCGACCGGTTAGCGCGGTGGCCTGAGCGAATTTATCGGATGAGTTGATAGTTGCCGCAGTACCGGGAAGCAGCGCGGCGGCCGTAGTGCGGGTTTCGGTCTTGTACAGAGACTGACCGTCGATATTAACGCGACGATAACGTGGCATTATTCCGGCTCCTTACTTGAAGTGTTCGTCTGCGGCTGGTGCGCCGGTTTCTTTGTGCTGCTGAGCATTGTTGGTGCCCAGCGGCGCAGCTTCGCCCAGCGACTTGAACATCGCGTCCAGAGCTTCGCCTGACAGAGCGTTCGCGACGATATCGCCATGGGCCTTCGCAACCGCTTCGCGCTTTGCTTTCTCTTCGGCACGGGAGTTCGCGGTCAGGGTTTCCGCGAGTTGCTTCTGATTGGCCTGCAGCGCATCAACCTTTTCCGCGAGAGGCTTAATAGCCGCTTCAGTATTGGTCGCAACAGCCTGGCCGATCATGCTGCCGATTTGTTCCAGTTCTTCTTTGGTTAAAGGCATGTCGCCCTCCGTTTTGTGGTTTGGTGCAGGCTGTTCCTGCGGTGTGAATAGAGCTTTGAATTTGTTAGCGACGACTGCCACCCACGACTCCTGGCGCGCTACTGCGGTGCCGGTATCGTCGATAGCGATCTTCCCGCCATCAGCGGAATAGCCGTAAACCTGCGCATCGCCGCCATTTCGCACGATAACTACCTGCGAATCAGTGAAGTCAGCAACCCAGGCATATTCATCCGCGCCCGCCGCAAACTTCGCTTTGGCTGCGCGATCAAGACGCTGTTCGCGCTCCCGGTAGGATTCACCCACCAGCGCGCCGGAGTTCGCTTTAAGCGGCTGCGCCAGATCGGCGTTTACCATCAGGCCAACGCCCTGCTCAGGGGTGGCGGCTCCGACTTCGTGCAGCAGGATCGCGTCGTGATCCATGCTGTAAATCTTCGCAACCCACTCAGCGCCAGTGGCCCGTTGCTGTTCGTTTGGTTCAAGCTGGTCGAGGAAAGCAGCGACGCTGGTGTGAATCGGCGGAACGTTTTCACCGCGCTCAATGGCAGCGACACGCTCAAGCAGTTCCCTGCCACCTTCCGACTCGCTGGCACGGGCCACATCAACCCACTTTTCGAGGTAGATACGATTACCGGACTTCTTAACGTTGCGGTTCCACGCGCCGATATGGCCTGCGTTAATCCCCTCAGGAGAGAAAGCAGACACGAACTGACCGTTAACCTGAGGGTGACCCAGCGGCGCCAGGGTACCTTCCAGCCCCTTATAGTGGGCGTCGATTTGCTCTTGCGTGTACAAGCCGCCATTCATGACGACGTTAGCTGGAAGTGTGTAGCTCGGCAGCACCAGGTGCTCACGCCCGTTGTATGTTTCGCGCCGGATAGACTGGCTGTTCACCTTTGTGGTGATGTTGACCTGAATATGCTCACCATGTTTCGGTGCCTGGATTGGACGCTGTGCTTCGTGGTTTACCTGGAATTTCATGAGTTATTTCTCCGCCCAGGCGTAACCGCTCGCCTGCATCGATTTATATTCCTGTTTGAGTTTCGTGATGGTGTCCGGGTATTCCGGCTTGCCGTCCGCATCCACCAGCACCGACTGCTGGCTGCATTTGCAGTTGATGGAGTTGCCATCTTTGCTGTACCAGTCACGCACCTCTTCGTTGGTGTAGAGGTGGGCATGGCGCACTGCGTGGGTATGTCGCGTTGTCGGCGACAGAGCCGAGATGTGAACCAGCAGAGTTTTCAGGCCGAAGAGGTCATTCGCCTCCTGGTCTTCATCCCACTTGGCCCGGCGCAGCGCGGTAGTCACTTCAGTGCGCGCTATCCGGTTCGCCCGGCGCTTCTCGATGCCGGTCTGTTCTGTGAGGTTGCGGGCAATGTCCAGCGGATTGAGACCGCGCCCCACACCATCAGTCAGCACGCGCGCCATGTCGCGCTTAACGTCAGCCGTCAGCCCCTTCATTTCCTCAAACACACGGGCATGCACCAGCGCCATGCGTTGCTGGTAAGGGTCGCTTGCGAGGATGGAGGCCAGCGACTCACGACCAGCGGCGTACACCGGCGACTGCTGGCTGAGGTTGTAGAATGACTGCCCGGTCCCCTTCTCCGAAGCCAGATCGATGTACTCGTAAAACCACAGGTCATAATCGCCACCTTCAAGCAGCACCTGATCCACCAGGTAACTGGCATCGTTCAGGATGATGGAGAGTAGCGTTGGGTTTAACTGGTATTCGTATCTGGCGTTTACTGCGAGGGAGGAAGGTATTTTGTCGAGTGCTGATTTGTACGCCTTGCCAATCTTTTTCATCCGCCTGGCGAAGTCTTTCATTGTCCGTCGTTCCAGCGCATCGGCTCCGGTAGGATCCTGATAGTTACGCGGTAGAATTGGTGGCTTCGTCTTGTTCGTCGCCATCCTCTTCTCCTAACGGCTCTTCGTCGTCATTGTCATAACCCGCAGCTGTACGAATCTCTTCACGGCTGAACGCTGGCTCTTCGCCGCTGCCCTGCATGGTCTGGTTAATTTCGCCCATGGTCTTGGCGTTAGTGAGCTTCTCAGTACCGGTCTGTTCGTTAAGGTCATCCCAGATAACAGCCTTCTGACTGACTGAGTCTACGATTTGTAGATCGATAAGCTTGTCGCAGAAGTCCTCTATTTCGAAAGAGAGGTCTACGCGTCGCGACTGACAACGAGCATTAAAGTATTTCTGGTCTTCGGTGCTGGAGCGCTCGGCCTGCTGATTACCAACCAGAATGCGCGTCGGGATATCAACACCGGCGGCAGCCGTTTGCAGGTTGACGTTATAGGTCGCTGAAGGATCAGCTACAGCAGTCACCAGCGGTGTGACCGTGGCCCCTTGGGTTGTCATCAAAACATCGTTGCCACGGTTCATTTCCCCGGCAACTTCGTTAAACTTATCCTGCAACTCGTCAATGCTCACGCCATAAAGTGACGCAAGATTGTTGAAGTCGATTTCCTTCTCAAAGTTGACATTAAGCTGGCGCGCGGCGTTCTTCAGGAATGACTCGCCGGATCCACCCTCTACCTTCTCCAGGCTTACAAAGGCGTTATAAGCTGGCTCAAGGAAGCCAATAGCATCGTCTGAGTAATCACCAAGGATGAAAACGCGATCGGGGTGGATATTGACGCGGCGACTTGAACCATTCGGCAAGCGTTCGGCGTACTGCCACATCTGAGGCTGGCCGTACGTCTTCGAGTTCAGGCCAGTGTCCCACTCGCTCACCGTAAGCGATCCTGCCCACGCCACCGATATTTTCTGAAGACCTCGCCCTTTGGTTACCGGAAGGTTCCAGTCTTTTTCATCGCGGACGTGCAGAAGGATGCCAGCATAACGGCCCACCAGACGACGGCGATCGGCCTCAGAGAATGAGCGCCAGAATCGGTTGGTGAATACCTGTTTGGCCTTTTTCTCCCAGGCGGTTTCTTTGCGCTTTTTGTCTGCCTGATCACCCTCGATGATTTCCGGGTTAGTCTGCCAGCACTTGCCCACCAGTTTCTCTACTGCGCCGTGGGCAATACCACCGCGTCGGTACAGGGCATAAAGGTTTTCGTAGGTTACCTGCTCAGGGAATCCATACTCGCACCATGCAGAGTGGCGCTTGTTGTCCAGCCCCATTGTAGGCGCCATCAGCCCCATACGGGCGCGAGCCATCCGCGCATCGTTCAACGCATGGTTGACGGCGAGAGTTAATTTGTCATTCATGGATTGTCCGGTGGTGGATTTATGGCAATAAAAAAGGCCGCCTGAGCGACCTATTCTTTTTTCGTTGAGAGGGCTGATTCCCAATCAAATGGTTTCTGTAGCCCCACGCTTCTCTCAAGCGCCTTAAGCTTTAGCAGTAACGCCTCTTTTCTTTCAGGTTCGAATGATTGATAGTAAGGGGCGTATTGCTGAGCAAGCTTAGTAAAAATTAGCGATGAATGCTCAAGCCCTCTAAGCCTTAACTCTTCTCTTATTTCTGCAACCAAGTGCTCAAAGCTATGCATAAAACCTCCGAATCATATGGCGGGAGTTTAATTATGACTTCGCTTGGTATTCGTACAAATTATCGCAGCCGTTTTGGGATCATCATCCCGGCCATCTGGCCTTTACGCTTAATGTGCCCGTCTAGGCTGTAGCGGATACCGTCCCAGCAGTGTTCATAGCCGTCGGCCAGTTTCGGCAGCACCTCGCCAGTAATGCGGTCTGTTTTGTACGACCACATGCGGGCCTCTCGCGCCACATTCTTGCAGCGCGGATGGATAATGATTTCGTCGAATCCGCGAAGGTGTGCGATCCCGTCCTCAACGCTTCCTTGCCATTTCTCAGCGGCTGAGATGTTGAAGCCCTGCCGCTTTAGATAGCTGATCGTCTCGGGTCGAGCGGAGTCGGCTTTAATGGGCCAGTCACGCGCACCTGGAATCGTGTCGTACAGCTTTGGCATGTGGTCGAGCTCAGTTTGCTGACCGTATGCCTCGTATTCGATGTACAGCCGGTTATGCAGGATGAACGAACGCACCAACGTGTTAGGGTCTTTGGCGAAACCGAAGTCAGCACCGAAGAACAGACGTTCGGCCTCTTTCCATAGTTGGTCCGAGAACTCAGCAATCCGGTATTTCCCGGCCAGTACCTGCTTATCGGAGTTTTCGAGATAAGCCCCTTCCCACACCCATGCGTATGTTGCCGGGTCGAGGCGGCGCTGATCGTTCTGTCGCTCGCCTTCCAGCACATCAGGGAACCACGGGTTATCCGTATAGTTCATTTCAACGGTGATGCAGTCGTCGCCTGCCTCTTTGCGGAAACGCTTATCCGTGGCGCTACCGTCTCGCTCCGGGTTCCACGTCACCCAAATCTCTGACCCCTCTTCACGAACGGTCGGGCTCAGCTTCTGCCAGGCAATTTCGCTGACTGATTCCGCTTCATCAACCCAGCACAGCAGGATGCGCGCTTTCGACTTGATGCTGTCGAGGTTATGCCGCAGACCGCAGAACACGTAGTTAACGCTCTTGTCGATGGTGCGGATGTACTTCTCGCCGATATCAAAGTTGGAAGCCAGCCACGGAACAGACAGGATCGCCTGTTTCACCTCCTGCATACTCGACTCTTCCAGCGAGTTCATAAATTCGCGAGCGCAGAGCACCACACCGCTTTCACCGTTCATCATCGCCTGATACGCCTTTACGGCAGTCATCAAGGCGAATGTTCTCGTCTTGGCGCTACCACGTCCTCCGTGCGAGCACCGGTAGCGCTTATTCACAGCAGTGAACAGCGGTGCAAGCTTCGCTGGGATCGGCAGTTGAACGGCTTCACTCATGCTTTAGGCTCAACGGGTAGTAACTGGATAATGGTCGGCTTCGGCGTCATGCTTCCGTCCGGACTGGTGTGCTCGACCTTCTGTTTGTTGCTGTACGCATCGCCAACCTCTTTCGCCGCCTGCTCCATTAGCGATGCGGCAAGAGCCATGTTTCGCATCTTCTCGGCGTTGGTCATCATCCGGTCGAGCGCGCGCAGACGATAGGCTTTGTTAGCGATCGGGATGTCGCTGATTTCTGTCTGGAAGCGCTTGCGGGTTTCGTTGAATAGTTCTACCCATTTCTGCGCCAGCCCTTTCCCGCTGGCCTTAGTCGGGTCGTGCGATTCGACTTGCTGCGGGGTGACTTTTATCCCGTAATCTTTTTGGACGGAGTCGACCACAATCGACAGGGTGTCATAGCACGCAAGCATTTGAACGATGGCGGCTTTCACCTCTGGTTTTAGTGCAGCCATGAATCACCATCCTTCCAAAGCATTACAAATTTAAGCCAGCTTCAGCATGCACGTTCCGCATGCTCTGGCTATGTTAATTTTCGCCACTTCGGCGGGGTTGTTTGCAGCGTCTACCAATTCCTGCACATCAGAGCTTGCGCCGTATCTGCGAACCACGCCGATAAACTCTTCGACGTCATGACCACGCATGCAAAGTTTTGGCAAACCACTGTCTCTGTAGAACTTGGGAGCGCTGAACTCATCAACCTCTTGGGCGATGTGGTAAAGCTCATGTTCAATCAGGGCGCAGAATTCCAGATCAGAGCACTTAAGGCAGAAGTCGCCAGCAAGGGTAATGATGTAATCCGGCTTATGCCCGAACCATTCATACATCTGCTGCTCCATGCGGGCTTTTTGCCACCCGCCAGCGCGAAACATAACTTCTTCGGCCTGCCCGAGAACAGTGCGCCCTTTCTTTGAGAAAGCATTAGCAGCCCAAAGGAAGCCGATATCAGCATCTGCCAGATGAATATGGTCGGGGTTATGCAGGTGGCCTGATTCGGCAATGATGTTCGCTTGTACCCACTGCCACACGCCATCAGCTGGAATCAGTCTTGTGTATGGCGCGAACTCTTCGACGAATGCTGAACTCGGCAGTGGCCTTTTCTCTTCGTCGCTTGCCATGAGTTACTCCGTTGTTTGTTCTTCTGGCTGTTCGGTCTGCTCTTCAGGTACTGGCGTGAACTCCACACGCTTTACATCAGCAGGAGCGAAGTACAGCCACTGCCCCGTTTCGGTCGCCAGCGGCACAAAGCCGTTAACCAGCTCAGGCTGACGTCGTGACATCTTGCCCGTGAAGGTTTCGCCTGTTTGGGTGGTTAGCGTGATTTGGTAGATGTCAGCCATTTAGCTCCACCTTCGCGCCTTCTGCGACAATCTCTTTCTTGAAGCAGATATCGGTTAACCAGTGCCAGTTAGTCATTGCCGCGACAAACAGCAAGGGCTTCATGTATGGGCGAAGTGTCATTTTATAGGTTAGGGTGCCAATCATAATTTACCTCTGCTTGTCATTATCGAAGCCCCTCAGTGAAGAGCTTCTGTAATGCCGCTATTTGCCGACGCAATTCTGCGTTGGCTACCCTGCTTTCGCTTCCATAAGCGTGACCATGTCAGGGTCCATCTGGCTGACGATCCGCTCACGAGCGCAATTGAGAAGCTTCTTGCGACCACCGACGCCCCACTTATTCATTGCCCGGGCACATGCGCTGACCTCTTTGGTCTCATTGGCGATCAGCAGGTCAAGTCGGTTGAGTCGGTTCATATTGCTAAGACCGTTGAGCACAGCCTCGCGGAAGGTTTCATAAACGCGGATTTCAAACTCCGGCTTAATCCAGGCGGCATATCTAATAGCGAGTAGCTCTGCAGCCCATACGCCGGGCTCGTCACCACCGCGAATTACTCTAAGTGCCTGGTTATCTTCCAAAGGACATTTTTGTCCTTTGCCTGCCAGCGCCTGAACGAAACGCTTTACTGATGCACTACGAATAAACTTGCCCGGCTTTTGTGACTCAGTAGCCTCACCTTTCAGGACAGCGGCGGCATGAAGATCATTCAGGCTATAGCGCCCCTTCTCGTCCACTCGGACAGAGACACCATTCACGATCACAGTTGGATATGTCATAGCGTGTACCTTTCTTTGAGATGAACCTTTGCCGCATAGGAAATCAGCCCGTCGAGGCTCGCCAGCACTAACTGACTTCCTCAAAGGCTCATTTCAAAGGGTATGGTTCGACGTGGGTTGAATGCGCTGCGGTGCGCGGTGAAATGCGGATACAAAAAAGCCCCGGCGATTGCCGAGGCTCAGAATTTTGTTTTTGATACTTGGTGATTTCTCTTCAGCTGGTCTGCTCACAGCATGACTGACTTTTACTACTTTCATTTCTCGAATTCAATTTATTTTTTTCTCGCTTCTTCAATTTTCCTGATCGCAGCCTTATCCAGATTGCACTGCCCCAGCGCCGTGTAGAGCTGAGCGTTTAACTCCAGACTTGCCTGCCACGTGAACGGAACCGTAATTCCGGGGATCGGCGTGTCAGCTGTCAGGTCAGCGCTTATCGGAACCACCGGGGCCGGAACGTAAACTGTCTGCGTATTCCCGCAGGCTGTCAGCAGCGGCAGAAGGAACAAGCTGGTTAGCGCACGGATCGCCTTCAAGCGCCTGCCTGATGTAGACAATGCGCGTTTCGCCTTTATGGGCCAGTTCGTTCTTTGCATTCTGGGTAGCCTGTGAAATGTCACGGATGAGGTTCATCGTGGTGATCACGTTGCTGGTGATCGCCTCCGATGTATCTGCCCTGACCGTCGCCTTGTCGCGCTGGTCTTTGTAGGTAATGGCGTTGTCGCGGTAGTGGTTCACGAAGAACGCCAGCACGCCGATTACCGCCACCACAATCAGTTGCAGCCAGTAACGCTTAACCAGTGCGCTAATCACGACAGAAACAGAGCGCGCTCCGCCTCACGCCGACGGGTTAGCCCGTTCAGGACTTTGCCACCTGCTTTGTTCCAGCGCGGGAACTCATCAGCAGCACCAGCGTAATCACCGGCATTGAGTTTTCGCAGGAGTGTCGATGTCGACAATGACCGAGCGCCGAGGTTATACGTGAACGACACCAGGGCGTCGAATTGCCCCTGAGTCAAGCCGACTTTAACCAGGCGGGACACGTCGTTTTCATAGCTGACCAGCCCGGTCTTCAGCAGACGTTCTGCTGTTTCCTGCTTGATAGTCATCCCGGCGCGGATTGGTTTTCCATCCACAGGTTGAGTCCAGCCATAGCCGATCGTCCATACGCCCACGCTGTCCTGGTAAGCAGTGAGTCTACAGCCTTCGAATTCTTTGATTAGGGCAATGCCCTTTTCGCTGGTTTGCATGGACTACTCCGTTATAACGACCTTCGCCAGGTTCCCACGCGCCAGCCACACCGCCATGCATATGACGGAGTTCAGCAGCAGGTCGCCAAGGTTAACCTGAACGTAGTGGCCGAGCAGAATGTTGAAGGCGTTGAATCCGGCGGCAAGTATGACCAGGTAGGCCAGCACCGCGACACTCAGGCGATGACGCTTTCCCTCTTTCCGGAAAAACATCAGCCTGACCATGATTAACAGGCAAACTATGGCGTTTGCATCCATCAGAAGAAGCTGCCATGTCATTTATCTTCCTCCCCCAGCCCCGGCATCTTCCCGCTTTTGGATTTGCGGAGAATACGCAGCAGGACTGCCACGGAAATGGAAGCAGTGACAATTGCACCGACAGCTGGCGATACCTCAATGCTGGCTGGTGGCTTCATCAGGCTTAACGGCGTGTTGATGATTCCGGCCATGATTTTCGCCATGGGTACGGAGAAGAACACGCCACTGATAAACGATATCAGCGCAAAGATAGCCTGCTTCCAGAGTTGATGGGGATCTGAGGTCAGAACGTATAGCGCAGTTCCGGCGAGTGATCCGAGCATCACTGCTGGAGTCGCCTCCGGAAACAGCGTGGCAAAGGTTACACCGACTGATGACGATGTAAGACCAACGCCTACGATAGTGAAGGTCTCAGACATATTTATTCCGTGTGTAGTTGGTTCAGGCCCTCGGGACGATTTAACAAGTAGGCGTGTCGATGATGGTTCCCGGAGCCTGAAAATAAAAAAGCCAGCGACAGGCTGGCAATGTGAGGGTAAGGCAATGCCGGCTCTATGGCCGAAGGGTCCCAGGCAGTGGGTTCTGGTGCCGGGCAAAGGAATCGAACCTCTGACGCGCAGCTTACAAGGCTGCCGTTCTGCCACTGAACTAGACCGGCGAATTTGGTTTGAAATCACTTATTGATGCTGGCTGTCCATTCACGCCAGCGAGCGTCTCTAATTTCTTGACTCATCCTCTGATCTTCAAAGCGATCAGACAGTTTTATTGAGTCTGGAAGCAAAGCCCAGGCAACATAAAATTCGTGCGGCTCGAACTCGCCGCCTGCAAATTGATATGCTCCGACATGGTAGACCTCGCCATCCTCTTCCAGCGCCACCACATGGGCAATATGCCAGCCATCGCATGGATTGAGCAGAATCACCCACTCACCATCCAGATCCTTTGTCAGTTTTTCACTGGCAGGGCGAAAGACCAATTGCTCTGTGATTTTCTCGGACATGTTGGCTCCAGAAACGACAAAACCCCGCACGGTGGCGAGGTTTTTATATTCAGTCGACAATCAAAGCTATGGCGACGATATCATATTTACATGAAATATATGCGTTTCAGTTCGGTTTTGCAAGACTTACATCCAAATTTGTCGCCTTTTGTTGTGAACGTGATCGCGTTACTGAGATAAGCGCACCGCTATCGAGTCGCTTAAAGCTGTTACGCATTGCCAGCCAGTGAGGCAGATACGTCTCTGTCCAGGTTGATTTTGCAACACCCGCTAGTTCCGCCAGCGCCTGATATTCGTACGTCTCGCGCCCCGCCAGCTCCGCTTTAACGTCCTGCGCCGCCAGCCATATAAGCTTCTTCAGGCGCTCCATCGTCTTGCCAGCCACCTTCTTCGCGCCAAGTTGCTCCCGGAATTCTGACCACGCCCAATGGGTGATCGCCACCTGGTACTCGAAGCGGATGTTCTCACTGTAGTTCCACAGCAGCCACGCTTTCTGATGGTCGTCAAGAGACAAGACAGCGCGGCGCCATGATGCTGTCATGAACTCTACCGGGCACACCAGAGCGATTGACGATCCCTTGGCGCGGGACTGGCTGCCGCTCATCGGCGGACTATCAGGGTTAACCATGCGCTTTTTCTGCACATCATAAACTTTCTTCCGGCCCCGGCTACGCGCTGTAGCGGTGAATTGCGCGTTCTCGGCGAAAGCTACCAGTTGGCCTTTCGTCGCCCCGCTCAGATCGGCGGTCGCCACAATGAGCTGCTGACGTACGTATTCCAGTTGCTGACTGTTCATTGTGTGGCTCCTGCTTGATGATAAATGCGGACGAAGTTTCGAAGGATTCGGTAGTCAACCAGCACGGATCCAGGGCGGCGGTAAATACGGAGTCGCTGCCAACGAGTGCGGATTATCTCGAGCGCTTCTGGCTTCATGCTGCCTCCAGTTCAGTGATTGTCAGTTCAAGCTTTCCGCCTTTGACGACAGGCATTCTCTTCACGCTGTAGTAATCAACCTGCTGGTCATCGAGCCAGAACCCTGATTTAGTCAGCGCGTCGAACGCTGCCTTTTGCAGGTTGTCCAGGTCACGGCGGCGGCGATCCGGCATGTGGCACTCGATGCGAATTTTCACCGGCGTGGACAGGCCGATATCCAGCATTGAGTCTTTGATGATTCTGGCGACACTGTCGCGGTACGCCTGCCCTTCTACGCTGATATGCGTGCGCCCGCGGTTATGCCGGTAGTAGCGGTTGTTGCTCGGCGGCCATGGCAATGAGATACGGTATTGGTTCATGATTTCACGAGCCCCTCTTTCAGCCAGATAACCTGCGTGCGGGCCATGCCCTCCAGCGCGCACTCCTTTGCATATTCCGCATCGACCAGACGGGTGCGTCGATCAATCTCGTCGTGGCAGCTGCTGCATGCGATTGTGGCGATCAGGTCAGGCGGCTTGATTCCCGTACCACACAGACCAGCAAGCCGAATATGCGCCAGTACAGTTGTTTCAGGATTTCCATTACAGACGCCGGGGATCCGCACCTGACATTCGCGGCCGCGTGCGGCTTTGCATAAATTAGCCATGCGCTCTCCTCGCCGCGAGACGCAGCCATTTCTGATCGACCAGGCGGGCGGTGTAGTCCTTGAAAGTCGGGATGTCGGACGGCTTAACCGCTGGCTTACGCTTGCGGCGCGCCGGAACGCGGAAGATTTCGTTGGTGATGACGCGGGAAAGTGGAGTAGACATCAGGCCTCCTGCTTATCGCGCAGCTGCTGGTACTCGCAGCTCTGCGGAATGGTCAGGTGGCATCCAATATTCATCGCCCAGGCTTCGACTTTGCACAGGAAGATGTACATCTCGCCGGTTTCCAGCTCTGACGTATGGCGGAGGGATTGGACCGTGGTTACCTCTCCGGACACGACGTCTACCCTGTCCTTGCTTTCGTAGCCGAGATAGGTGTGCTTCATCGCGTCTTTGACCCATTCAGGCGTAGCGAAGGTCTTGCCGCGGGTGATGAGGCATTCGCTGATTTCCGTGTACCACATGTGGCTGAGAGCGTTCTGCGACAGGCTGCGCTTCTCGCGCCACGGCTTAACCTGAAGGCGAAAGCATTGCCCGGCATCAAGCAAGGGCTGAATCTGCTGACCGATGGCTGCGAAGTTGCCGCGATGGAGCTTGATGCCGTCTACTGGAAGAGTCATACGGCCTCCTTAACGGAAACCGCAGAATGCAGAAAATCGCAGGTGCATTTCTGCATCTGTGACAAGGTGAGGATTTCAGATTGTGGTCGCATTTAAGTCCCCTTAAATGCGCAGAAGTCACAATCGGGTGTTCAGGCCGACTGCGACTTAATTATGGCGGGATGATTTGAGAAAATCAATTTGCGAATAGCGACAATATATAGTTAAGGAATCCAGCCTTCGCCGCAATTTCCTGTCTCTCTCATCCACTCATGACCGCATTCCGAGCATTTGTAATAACGCTCGTTTGCTTCGCGTCCGTGATGGCTGAAGTTAACGGATTTATCGCCTTGCAAGACCATGCATGGAAGAGGCGGGTCCCTTCGTCCAAGGGGTTGTTTGTTACATACTTCACAAGTCATAAATCCCGGACCTCACACGTCATTCGCCTGTAAAAAATCATTATACCAAGAAAGATTTGGTTAAGATGCGAGCGGAATGTAAAACATGTGTATAGCTATTAAATCGGTCCTTGGCGATTTATTTTTTAGCGTCAAACCCCACATGATGGGACGCAACTTCAGTAAATTTACGAACAACATCCATGGCGAAATCACCTCTCTCAGCAATCTTCCAGACCCAATGTACCACCTGCTCTGCGTTCGTTAGGTGGGAAAGAGGAATTGAGTAAACCTGTCCATGGATGTCAATCACCTCAAGCTCATCGAGGCACACCTTAACAAGATCATCAAGCTCCCTTTCTCTTTCAAGAATCGTTGTGATGCTCATGCTATTTTCCATTTGAATCTCCTAAAATTTATTTTGCATTTTGCTCAGTCATTTCAATGTAGCGAGGATCAGATGCCTTAGGCAATGCAACGCTCTGCTCGCGATAGTGCCGCACGCGATCCATGAAATACTCTCGTAGATGCTCTGGTTGCTCACGAGCTACCTGCTCGGCGATAACCGGCATATTCAGGCGCTCTTTGTAGGCCACGCCGGAGGCTGCCAGGTCAACATTAACCTTGTCGCGTTCTTCCTGCGGCTTTGCTGCAATGTTCCAGTCAGACATTAGTCAGCAGTCCTCCCTCTCTTCTTTCTGGTCTCATAAGGAGATCTAAAACCATCAACAGATTCAACCTCTCCAGCATCAAACCGTTTCGCATTTGCAATTTGTGATTTACTCCAGAACTTTTTATGTCTTTTCATTGAAGCTTTATATTTTTCTGCTGGAGTCATTTCTTCGTTAGACATAAAACCCCCTCGGTTATTTGAGGGGATTATAGATCACTTCTGCTGCGGTGATGCTGCTATCATCCGGCGATACACATCGTAAGTTCCGAATTGTTCATCACCAGCCTCAAGCATTTCATGGGTGGGTTCTTCTGGCACCAGCACCCAACCATCCTGAATCACCGGAGAGTTGCCGCAGCGCGACTCGGCATTTTTTGTCAAAGAATCCAGTGCTGGCGCGGTCTTGATGGTGCAGCGCGACTCGGCGTTTTCGGCACCCTGAAGCATGGCGGCGCACATTGCGTCATATTCAGAAATTGGCTGCAACCTGTATCCTTCAGGCACAGCTACCGGCGATGGCGGGGCGGCGCAATCACATGGAACGCTTATTGGCTCGCCCCAGGGTTGCGTACCGCCACTATCAGCCATGCCTGTGTCGTTGCATTTAGGGCATGGTCTGCCCTCAAGCGCATTCAGTAACGTACGGATCTCATGTTGTTGTGCTGCTATCATGGAATCTTTGGCTTCCAACTCATCTAGCAGTGCCAGCACGGTGGACGGGGTTAGAGCCTCATTGAATTCATCGCGATCATAACCCCAACTATCGGATTCTGCTCTCTCCGCCGCTTCACGCAGCTCCTGTTTGTTGATGTTGCTCATTGGGCGGCCTCCTGCATGGCTGGGTCTGCTGGTAAAGTCATGTGCGGCACCTCAATCAGTTCTGCCCGGGCATCAGCCGTGTTAAGCGCCATTAATGCGACGATTCGCTTCTGCTCAGGATCCATGCGCAAAGCCACCGTTTTACCGTTAAAATTGAAGAACACCGCAACGTTTTTGATATCTTCGATTTTCATACCCCTTCCCTCCCCCAAACCATCAATACTCGCTTCATCGCAGGACTGTTCCGGCACCCCTGAAATATTCCGTTGGTGCAGCTGCGCGCGGTGCCGTCCTGCTCTTCCGGCGTCGCCTGGCGATAAGTCACCGTTCGCCAGACCTTGCTCACGCGCACAATCTTCCGGGCCCGCTCCAGATCGATAGCGTTCTTCGTGATGCAGTTGATGGTCATGCCACACTCTGTGGCCACATCCTTCGCAGTGAAGGTCCGGTGCGTTTCGAGATAACGAAGAATTGCCTGTTTGCCTTTCATCAGAAGCCCCCTTTCTTTTTCGGCTGCTGCTCGCGCCCGCGGCGTTCTGCGGCGGCGGCCTGCTGGTCTGTGTCGTAAATTGCCCCGTTGATCTGATTGCAATAAACCGTTCCGGTGCTGCCGTGGCGGTTGAGTCTCAGGATTAACTCGGTTTCTCCCGGCGGCACGCTGTCATCGAAAGCACCTTCCCGGTGGATACCAACCCAGTAGTCGCAGTCCTGCTCAATCTGCCCTGTGTCGCGGGAATCGCTCGGCAACGGGCGTTTATTCACTCGCTTCTCCAGTTCGCGGTTGAGCTGGGTCAGCAGCACGACGACGCAGCCAAGCTCTTTGGCGAGATTCTTCAGACCTTTGGTGATCATCCCGTAGGCCAGGTCATTACGGTCGGCTTTTTCGGCGGTCATTAGAGTCAGGTAGTCAACCAGAATCATTCCTACGCAGCCCTTCTCGCGCTTGATTCGGCGGCTTTCGCTAACGATGTGCGCCAGTGACAGGCCAGGAGTATCGTCGATGTACAGCATGTCGATTTCACTCAATCGCCCGGCGGTGGCGATCGCCTTCTTAAAGTCGCCGTCGTAATCGCCCTGGTACTGGTCATCGGCGTCATCCGTGGCTGGCATGTAAAAAATGCTCGGGTTAACTCCAGACCTCTGACCAACCAGTTTTTCGAGGATCTGGTCGCCCGGCATTTCGAGGCTGAACATCAGCGCTGGCTTTTTCTCACGAACCGCGCAGTTGATCGCCATCTGACCGTACAGGGTTGTCTTGCCCATCTTTGGCCTTGCGCCAATCACGAACAGAGAGCCTTTAACCAGACCTTTCGGCGCCAGCAGCCGGTCGAGTGACGGGATGCCGGTGCTCATGCCGCGCTGTTCGCCTGAAGGGTCAAAGCGTTTCTCCAGATCTGCTACCCAGTCATCCATAACCTCGCCGAACGACCGCAACCCACGGCGACTACCGGTTTTTGAATGGTCTGCGAGCTGGGTGAAAATACCCTGAATGGCCTCGTACTTCTGCGTGGCGCTCATGCCATTGCGGGAATACAGCAGCTCAGTAGCTTCGGTCAGGCGGCTGATACCGTAGCGCTCCATTGCGGCTTCCCGGACTGACGCAGCGTATGCCACGATGTTTGCAGCGCTGGGAGTGTTCTTGGCGATCTCCGCCAGGTAAGCAAAGCCACCTACCTGCTCCGCGAGCCCTTTGCCTTCGAGCGCGTCGAACAATGTCAGACCATCGACTGGCTTGTTGTCGCGGAACATCTGGCGCATCTCGGCAAAGATCAGCTGGTGAGGTCGGCTGTAGAACGATTCAGGCTTGAGCATCGCCAGAACCTTCTGGACTCGCTCGCTGTTGTCATCATCCAGCAGCAGGCCACCGATAACGCTCTGCTCTGCTTCGAGGTTTTGTGGTACAGCCATGAAATCAGCGGTCATCACGATCCCCTTCGCGCACTTCGATGTAGAGCTTTTCGGTCAGGAACTTATCGAATTTCATGCGGCGCCAGGTCTTCCCGGATTTCTGGTCTGGTCGGTCTTCAAGCATCCAGCGGCAGTTCTGAGCGATGTAGCGCAGATAGCTTCTGAAACCGTCCATATCCATCGGCTTGCCGTCCAGGTTGCGGGCAATTTTGTTAGCCTTACCCCAGAAGGTGCGGATCAGATTGCGTCGCTCATCAGTGAGGCATCTCCATCCCCGGGCTTCAGGCAGTTCGTCTTTCAGGCATTGCCATACTTCATCGCATGACAAACGGGACTTTTTCTCTTCAGCGGGTTTCTGGTCATTTGCGACATACTTACTACCGTTAGGTAGTAAGTTATTTAATATATTGTTATCTGTGGACACTGGCTGGACATCGGCTGGACACTCCGCCTCCGCAGGCATTGATATAGCTGCGTTTGCGCTGGACACTGGCTGGACATCGGCTGGACAAAAATTTGACTGATATTCGTCATATTTGACCACTTTTAGAACAGTAAAACGGTTGTTCGATTTGGTGGTGATCATGCCCAGGTTCTGGAATTTACGGAGCAGTGATTTAACGCGATCAGCGGTCAAACCCGTTTCCATTGCCAGCGTGTTTCGCCCGGTAATGAACTCTCCGCGCTCGCAGATCACATCGCCGACATCAGTCGATACCAGTGTCTGTTCATGATTAGCGCGCAGGAGCAGGTGAACCCATAAATGAGCCGCCTCAGCGTCCTTGTAGAACGGCACATCCATAATTTTACGGTGCAGCAAGGCAAACCCCTTACCGTCATTCGTGCGCGGTTTCTGGAGCCTTCTGGCCTCTCTGGCTTCGGCTAAATTGGATACGTTACCCACGGCCACTCTCCTTACGTTTCAGTTCTTCCAGGATGGCGCGCATCTTCTCTGCCACAATCGGGTTAACCGAGCGGATGAAGCGGTCGCGGGTTATGTTTTTATGTACAGCGGTATGGTAATAGCGTGGATTTTTTGCCATTATTCCTCCTGCAATGAGTGCACACGATTTGCATCTGAAGGCCAGTTCTGTTCGAGCAGACTGGCTTTCGCCGTTTTTGATACTTCCCATCACATAACTCCCGGCGCCATAGCGGCCAGACTTGTCACCACCGCGGCGATTGATTCAGTGGGCAGAAAGCGCAGAAGTGCTTCAGCAGCTTCTCTCACCTCTTTCTCAAGGCGTTGTATCGGCTGACCAAGTAACTTCGCCTGATGCGCTTCAGTGCACTCTTTCATGGCCTCGGCTATCAGTTCGGCCTCAGTCTTTGCGACCAGACCGAACTCTCTCGCCACTTTCTCGTTATCCCGCGCCATCACGTCGATAATGACGGGGATCAGTAGCATCAACCCCTTGTCGTTCTTCGGGCCCGGATCGTTAATCATCCGGAAGAAGTTCTGCTTCGTGTTGTGTTCAGAACCTGCCAGTAACAACCCCTTCCCGCCGCGCGCCAGCCACTCTTTCGCAACCAGCTGAGAAATGTGAACCTGAGACTGGCCCGGCGTAGCTTTTTGCCAGGCCTTAACTGCCTCCCGTATTCGAGTTAGCTTACGGTTATTACGCGGAACACTTTGATAAATCGAAATCAACGGACGTTGTTCAAGTCCGGTACTCTGTTGATACGCAAGTGAATGCATTGCTTTCCCTTTCGTGGTTAGGGCCGCCGTTAAGCGGCATGGTTGTCAGGGTGTGGAAAGATGGAAGGCAGGTCCGGGCGGAATTCATGAGCCTGGATTTCACCACCAACCGCTTTCACCAGCTCAGGAACGTGAACTGGGGAGATGCGTTTCTTTCCGTTAAGCCAGTCGCAGATAGTGGACTGGGCTTTACCGCAACGTTTTGCCAGTTCTTTCTGGCTGCCAGCGATGGCAATCGCTTTCTCTACTGCGGAGTTCTTCTCTACTGTTGGGGTCTTCATAATCACCTCAGCTATCAGTTTAAAGCGATTATGGTTATCACTTTAGCGAATGTCAATCGCATAGGCGATTTTTTGCTAAATAATCGCTTGAGCGATAGAGTTAAAGGAGTCATTAACAGAGGTGAATATGGGATTCTCGGAGCGCCTGGCGCAGGCAATGAAATATGCTGGATATACACAGGGCCGGTTAGCCAAAGATGTCGGCATGGCTCAGTCCAGCGTCAATAAGCTACTCAAGGAAGCGAACGGCTCCCGTAAAACTGTTGAGATTGCCTCTGTTCTGGGTGTGCGGCCGGAGTGGCTGTCTACTGGTGAAGGGGAAATGGCTTCAAGTAGCGCAAGAGAACCGTCTGCGCTATACCAGGTTAAGCCGTCACTGAATGGGATTTACCGCGTGGATGTACTCGACGTTAAAGCCAGCGCTGGGCCGGGCAGCATTGTCACCAGCGATTTCATTGAAACTATCCGAGCCATTGAATACACGACTGAGCAGGCGCGAGCCTTGTTCGGCAATCGTCCAGCTGCGCATGTCAAAGTGATCACAGTTAATGGTGACAGCATGGACGGCACTATTTCACCAGGTGATCAGATCTTCGTTGATACCGGTGTTACGCACTTTGATGGTGACGGTGTATACGTCTTTGTATTTGGGAAGACACTGCACGTTAAGCGCCTGCAGATGCAGCGAGACAGGCTGGCAGTAATATCCGATAACCCGATTTACGAAAAATGGTACGTCGAGCCTGAAGATGAGGACGCGTTCTACGTCATGGCTAAAGTACTGCTGAGACAGTCAGTCGATTATAAAAGATTCGCATAACAAAATTTACACAGTAATTACTCTGGGATGGGAAGATGAAAAAATTAGCAGCTGTAGTTATCGCCTCTGCATTGCTCAGCGCGTGTGCGCAACCACCTTATGCCCGTATTGCTTCTGATTACGATCAGAAGATGGCTGAGGCTAAAAAACATGATGCCGAGTTTGCCGAGAAGGTTAGAAATATCAATCTTGAAACAGCCGATGTCGGTGAAAAGCCAAAGAACTATAAAGAGCTGGTTCAGGAAACAATCAAGGATGCCTTAAAGGATCCTGATTCCGCGAAATTCAGCGACTTCTCTCCACTCCGCAAAGAGGTTATGGTTGAGAACAGGAACTTTGTTTACGGTTACTCAACGTGTGTTTTCGTGAACGCAAAAAATTCTTATGGCGGATACACAGGTAAGCAACTCTACTGGGCCTTTATCCGTAATGGACAGGTTCTTAGGTTTAAGAATACCAATGACGAGTACGGAGACTTGATCTTCGTAGGCAGGAAAGTTAACTGCAACTGATTAACCAACCGGCGAAAGCCGGTTTTTTTATACCTCCATCTACTACCTCCAATTCGCTCCCATCAAACCGCCTTCAACATCACTTTTTTCCACTTCATTTAAAAAAAATATCGCTTTAACATTCAATGAATTATCACTTTATCGATGATAAATATCGTTTTGGCGATTGACTGAAATAATCGCTTTAGCTATTGTTAGCCCATCGAAACGAAACATCGACAGCTGAGCGAAGTTAGCCAGCGGCGAAGTGGAGATTCGGTCAGTCGAACGGCGCGACAGTAAACCATGCGTCGGACCATAGGCGGGCTCAGGGAGAGCGGCAATTATGGCAAAGCGAAAAAAAGATTTATTCCAGTCCATTCGAAGCTGAGTGGGCTGTGCTGAATCACAAGAGGATTTTTTATGACTCAGACATACATTCCGGCGTGTTTAAGAGACCTTCCTAAGAAGCGTCAGAAGCCACGCAAACAGGCGATTAAAGAAGCGCAAGTGGAAGTTCTGAATAAGGCAATCGCATCGATAAAAGACGATATGCGCGCGTTCAAAACAGAAGAGCAGCGTCGCGGTCATTACCAGGCGATCAGCACACTCTCACAGATTCGTGATGAGTTGTAGCAGCTGATAGATAAAGAATTTCTCCCGCATCAGCGGGTAACGACAGAGGGTAAGAGCATGCAAAGCACAACTGATAAATATGCTGCCGAGTGCAGTGAAGATTACAGGCAGTACCGCAAAAAATGTCGAGCATCAGTGCGTGGTGATGGGTTTCATGACCTTTGGGTAAAGCTGGCATGGATGTGCCGACGCAACGCACGAGAATGGATTAACAGAGCCGCCTAACCAGCGGCTTTTTTCATACCTGGGGTCATTTACGAGTGGCTCAAGTTATGACAACCGGCGGCCATCCACCGCCCATTGAAACACTGAATAAATGCGTTGAAGTCTTGTATTAACCGTTCGGCGGCGCGGCCTTAAGCGCGGAGACAATTATGACTCTTATCGAATTGACCAAGAAGAAAATGGCAATTGAAGCCGAGCTGGCTCAGTTGAAGGCGAAGTTTGTTGATGACACCTCACGCATCGGCAAGGAGTTGATTGCCGTGGCTGAAGGTATCAACTATGCCAATAAAGGCCTAACGGTTGAGATGGTTCGGCATGGCATGACGATCATTAACTTCGGAGACCCGAAACAAAGCACGGAACGGCGCGGGTGTGTTGAAGACGCGATTAACGACATTGCGTCGGGGTTCAACCGTCTGAGCGAGCGTTATTTTGGCACAAAAAACTACGCCCAATGGAGCGATCAGCGTGAAGACCATCGCTATGGATATGGCCCTAAACACGGCTCTATCTGCTTCAAGATCGGTTTAACTGGCACCGCACTTAATAAGCTGGCAAGCGGCGGGTTGAGTGATTACGACGCTGAATGCGCTATCTACTGCCTGATGAACATTGACGCCATCAATGCGGCAAACGCCAAAGCTCGGGAGGCATCATGACAGTCACCCACAACGGCAAGCAGTACACCGACAAAAAGCTCAACGATAACGAGTGGCAGCTGACGTCCGTATCGGCACCGCGTGAAAAGCTGACGCTTAACCGCTGGCAGATGCATATGGCTGGCCTCCTGGAACAGGTTGAGGTGAAGGTATGATGCACCACTACGGTACCACCCCGCTCATTCGCCAGTGCGTCACGCCCGGAATGATGGCAATGCATGAAGGCCGAACCTATCGCGTCTCAGCAGTCATTCAGGAGCGCAAATGGGTGTACCTGCACACCGATGCAGAAATTATCCGCCTCAGTGACTGCGTGATTGACGTCCTTCTGGACGGTCACGGCAACCCTATCCAGCACTAACCATCCTATTAAACCGATCGGCCTGGCTTCTGCGGGCGGGATCTGCACATCCAAATTTCAGGAGAAACCATGAGCGAAGTAACGGACTTAACTGTCATCGAAATCAAGCCGGAACAGGCCCCAGTGCTTTACGTAGCGGGCGGCCTTGACGCGTACCTTGAGCAAATCCGCCAGGCTGTAAACGAAGTGCCGGACCTGTCCACGAAGAAAGGCCGTGACCGTGTTGCCTCTCTGGCAGCGCAGGTGTCCCGCAGCAAGACGGCAATCGAAAAGCCGGGCCGTGAGTACCTGAAGCGCCTGAAAGAGGCTGTGCGTCCGGCTGAGGCCGAAATTAAGCGATTCGTTGATGCCTGCGACGAGCTGCGCGATGCGACCCGCCGCCCACTCACCGAATGGGAAGCCGAGCAGGAACGCATTAAGGCTGAAGAAGCCATGAACGCGATGCACGCCGAAGCGCTGGAGATGAACATCAGGTTCGATCAGGAGCTGGCTGCCAAGTTCGAAGCGGACCACGAAATGGCTCTACTGATGAACAAGGATTTTGACCGTGACCGCGAAGAGCAGCGCCGTCTGGCGGAACAGGCTCAGCGTGAACGTGATGAGCGGCTGAAACAGGAAGCAGCAGAACAAGCCCGCCGCGATGCCGAAGCGAAGCACAAAGCGGAGATTGAAGCCGCAGCGCGCCGTGAAGCCGAAGAGAAAGCCCGCGCTGAACTGGCGGAGCGCCAGCGCGTCGAAGCGGAACAGCGTGCAGCTCGCGAGAAGCAGGAAGCGGAAGCCCGGGCGGAACGCGAAAAAGCCGCGGCGGTTGAAGCCGAGCGCCTGAAGGCCAAACAGGCCGAAGATGCCCGCCTGGCCGAAGAGAAGCGCCTCGCCGATGAGCAGGCAAAGCGTGAAGCTGACGTTAAGCACCGCAAGACGGTCGGCACCAACATCGTTAACGCGCTCACCAGCCAAACCAGCTTAACCCGCGAGCAGGCTATCGAAGTGCTTACCGCTCTGAAAGATGACCTGATCCCCTGCGCGAAAATTCATTACTGAGGCAACCATGAACGCATACCTCACTTACGACCGCATCGAAGATCGGCGCTGGGCTGAGCAGCAGATCACCGACGAGAAAGAGAAGTGGATCGACGACCGGGCGCAGAAAATCATCGACATGATGCCTAAAGAGCCGTCCGGCCTCTTCCACTTCACGATCCCGATAGACTCCAGCCCATACGAAGGGCTTCGCAGCGATAAAGCTGGCGAGGCCTACAACGATTTCATTTCGGTAGTTGCTTACGCCCAGGCGGAATACGACTGGGAACACCGTACCGGCTGCCCGTTTTAATTTTTGAGGGGATTAACGATGGCAAACGAATTAACAATCACAGCGAAGTCGCTTCAGGAGATAGGCGTCGACGTCTCCACCTGGAGTGCACTGAAGAACAGCATCTACCCTGGCGCCAAAGACGAATCGGTAATGATGGCGCTTGACTACTGCCGCGCCCGCCAGCTGGATCCGTTGCTCAAACCTGTCCACCTCGTTCCGATGTACGTCAAAGACTCGAAAACAGGTAAAGGTGACTGGCGCGACGTGGTCATGCCAGGAATCGGGCTTTACCGCATTCAGGCAGACCGCTCTGGCGATTATGCCGGGGCACGGGAGCCTGAGTTCGGGCCCGATGTAACTCAGACGCTTACTGGTGTCGAGGTGACCTTCCCTCAGTGGTGCAAATACACCGTTTTCAAGCGCATGCCCAGCGGCGAGATCGTCGAGTTCAGCGCCAAAGAATACTGGATTGAAAACTATGCCACCGGCGGCCGCGAAACAACGGCGCCGAATGCGATGTGGAAAAAGCGCCCATACGGACAGCTGGCGAAATGCGCGGAAGCTCAGGCGTTGCGTAAGGCATGGCCTGAGATTGGACAGCAGCCTACCGCCGAAGAAATGGAAGGCAAATCACTGGACGTTGATATCCGTGACGTCACGCCGCGCAGCACCACAGAAGCACTTCCACCAGCAGCAAGCGAAGAAACGCTTCAGGCGATCACCGATCTCTTAACATCGCTGAATAAAGACTGGGAGGAAGACTTCCTCCCAGTGTGCAGCGACATCTTCAAACGGCCAATTCTTGAGGCGTCCGACCTCACTGAAGAAGAGGCACAGAAAGGGTTCAACTTCCTTCAGAAAAAAGCTAAGGCGGCAGCATGACACCCTCCCTGCTTTCACTGTTGCGAAGCGGAAAGCACAGCATTCGCGACATGGCAAAGATTTTAGGCATTTCAAGGTCTCGCGTTTCATGGTTCATCGCCGAGCTTGAGCGGCGTAAATGGATAGAAGTCACCAGGTGCGCAATATGGTTTCACGATGGCACCCGTTCAAATAAGCAGAACGTATACAGGGTAAAACTATGACACCGAAAATTATCCTAGCTCGGACCGGCATTGACGTAACCACTATCCAACAGGGCGATGAGGCGTGGCACCGGCTGCGCCTCGGTGTCATTACTGCCTCAGAAGTACACAACGTCATATCCAAGCCAAGATCGGGGAAGAAGTGGACAGATATGAAAATGTCCTACTTCCACACGCTGCTCGCCGAGGTATGCACAGGCGTAGCGCCAGAGGTTAACGCTAAGGCGCTGGCCTGGGGTAAGCAGTACGAGGAAGACGCTCGTACCCTCTTCGAGTTCACCACCGACGTGAAAGTCACGGAGTCGCCGATCCTGTTCCGTGACGAGAGCATGCGCACCGCGTGCTCCCCTGACGGCCTGTGCAGTAACGGGTTCGGCCTTGAGCTTAAATGCCCTTTCACCTCTCGCGACTTCATGAAGTTCCGCCTTGGCGGTTTCGAAGCCATCAAGTCTGCGTACATGGCCCAGGTGCAGTACAGCATGTGGGTTACCGGAAAAGACGCCTGGTTCTTTGCCAACTACGACCCGCGCATGAAGCGCGAAGGTATTCACCACGTCGTCGTTGAGCGGGATCCACAGTACATGACCGATTTCAAAGAAATGGTGCCGGAGTTCATCGAGAAGATGGACGAGGCGCTGGCGGAGATCGGCTTCACGTTCGGGGAGCAGTGGAAATGAAACGCACACCCTTCTACCGTCGGCCCGGGCGAACCGGGCAATTCTCCGGTCTCCGTGAGCGCGTTATCTGGATGATTCAGACGCGCGGCCGCCCGGTAACCGGTAGTGAAATCGCTGAGAAGTTTGGCGTAACGCTCATTGAGTTTAACCGGGTCGCCAACGGCATCACCCGCGGCACCGGACAGATAGCGCAGATAGTTGAGTCTGAGAAATGGATCAACGAGGACGGAATCTGCGACCGGACTTTCGACCTGGTCACGAAGCCAAAGGTCATTACGCCACAGGGTAAATCGCGGCTGTTCACCCGGCGCGCCATTGAACAATCGCAGGAAGGTAGACGGCAGGAGTGCATTGAACGTGCCGCCCGCCGTAGTCGCCTGATTGCCTGT